TGAAGTTGCTTGCTATCTCAGAACAGATTCCTATTGTTGCTATCTCTTCTGCAACACCAGATGATGTTACTGATATGAACAGCGTTCCAACACTTGGTCAAACCTCATGGTCACGACAGATTGCCTACGATGCTGACTGGTTGCTAGCACTTGGTCGTGCCCCAAACAGCGATGTTCTTGAGGCGGTATTTAGGAAGAATCGCAATGGATATCTGGGAGAGTTTATGGTGCAGGTAGATTTCGATAGTGGTAGGTTTATTTACAAAGACTTTGAGTAATCGCTGGTATAATTAATGCATGAAAAACTTCATGCATAGGTCTATTAAGCGTTTCCATTTAGATGGACAGATCTATGATGATGCACTAATACCAAGATTACAAAATGAATATATAAATATACTAAATACACAAATGAAATTACAAGGATATGCACCAAGACTAGATATTGACCCACAGTTTACAATCGACTATAATGGCAAACATTACAATTTCAAATTATCTGTTTACGGTACTTTTGTAGGGAAGAGGAATGCAGAATGGATGAAAGGTATATACGGCAGCAAGCCAATCTATACACCCCAGAACAAATCGGGCAAGTCATCACAGGATCGGGAATCCAGATCGAATCAGAAGTAGATTCTGACTATATTATCTTTTGCCCATTTCACGATAATCATCGTACCCCTGCGGGAGAAATATCTAAAGAACGAGGAACCTTCTTTTGCTTTTCTTGCCAGGTATCTAAATCTTTAGTAGAGTTCGTAATGTTTGTTACACACAAGACATACTTTGAGTCAATTAGATTTATTGACTCTATGGCAACAGAGTCAGACATTGTGGGTGCTATAGATAAGGCTTTGTATAAAGAACCAGAGTGGAAGGCATATGACGAGGTTCTTATTCGTAGGCTTCACTCTCAGGCACTAGAGTCCCCCAGGGCTATGAGATATTATGAGGGTAGAAGATTATCAGAAAATTCCGTCAATAAGTTTTTATTGGGATATTCAAGTAATCAAGACATGGTTATTGTTCCTATGCATAATCCAGACGGCTCAGTGCTGCTTGGTTTTGTCGCAAGGTCAGTAGAGGGTAAAGAGTTTAAAAATACCCCAGGATTGCCTAAGTCCAGGATACTTTTTAATCTTCATCGTGCAAGAAAACATGACACGGTGTATGTAGTCGAATCATCTTTTGATGCCATTCGTCTAGACCAAAACGGTATACCAGCGGTAGCCACTTTGGGAGCAAATGTATCACGAAACCAGATAGAACTATTGACAAAGTATTTCAATAATGCTATAGTTGTCGGAGATAACGACGACGCAGGAAAGGGAATGCAGCAAAAGATCTTGGATCGTCTAGGAAGTCGTGCTACACTTATCAACATACCGTCACGCTTCAAGGATATTGGAGATATGACAGATGATGATATACAAAAATTAAATGAAAAAATATCAGATCCATTATTTGCATTACTATAAGGAGAAGTATTATGGGAATTATGAAGGGGCTAAAGGCCATGGAACAGGCCATTGATAAGCCCACAGCAATCGAAAGCAACGGAGTAAAGGTCCGTTGGCTTAAGTTGGAGGATGGTCAGTCAGTCAAGGCTCGCTTTATTAACGAACTTGATTCTGATTCACCCAACTTTGACGAGGCACGCGATCTTGCTATCGTAGTGTCAGAACACACAAATCCAAAGGACTACAAGCGCAAGGCTGTTTGCTCACAGGACACAGAGGGTCGCTGCTTTGGATGCGAGATGGCTCGCAAAGAAACAATGGAAGATCGTAAGCGCGGCGGTTCGTGGAGGCCACGTTTGCGCTATTACACCAACTTGCTAGTTGATGATGGCATGGAAGATCCATATGTTGCAGTATGGTCGCAGGGTGTAGGAAAGCAGTCTGCATTCAATAGCATTCGTGAGTACGCTATTGACACAGGTAGCATTAGTAACCTCACATGGCGTTTGAAGCGTCAGGGTACTGGTACAGATACCACCTATGTTCTGCTACCTACGGCCCCCGATACAGAGCCATTTGATTGGAATGGTGTTGAGTCATTCAATCTTGAAAAGGTTGTTCGTGAGGTTCCTTACGCAGAGCAGGAATCTTTCTATCTAGGGTTTGATACCCCCTCAGCAACTTCATCGTCCACTAACATTGATTGGTAATTAGGCTGGTGGGGGGAGTCGCAACGTGCTGGATTTCGCAAAACTTAGGATGGTTGTAGTTAACTGCTGAGTTACGGTTGAAGTTCCAGAGAAGTCTCCCCCCACCTTTACAAGAAAGGAATATTTTGTACGCACCACTTCACGTTCATACTCATTACAGCCTCATGGACGGCGTAGCAACACCAGAGGAGTATTCAGCAAGGGCAGCAGAGTTGGGGATGCCTGCCATTGCAATTACAGATCACGGCACGCTATCTGGTCATAGGCCAATGTATCGTGCTGCTAAGGCACAGGGCGTTAAGCCTATTTTGGGGATAGAGGGGTATATCACGGCAGACCGCTTTGATAAGAGAGATAAGTCAGAGAGAGCAGCCCCGCTTGATCTTGTCTATAATCATATTGTTATTCTTGCTAAGAATGATGAGGGTCTAGAGAATCTTGGCAAACTAAACGAGATTGGGTGGAACGAGGGATTTTATAAGAAGCCCCGCATTGACTTTGAGGTATTAGACAAGTACGGTGACGGCCTGATTGTCACTTCAGCATGTATGAGTGGACTAATCAACAAGGCAATTGAGCAAGAAGAGTTTGCGGTAGCCAAACAGCACCTTCAGTGGTTTGGAGATAGGTTTGGCGATGACTTTTATGTAGAGGTTATGCCACACAATCAGCCTGGTATGAATGAGGCACTTGTTGAATTGGCAGATGCAGGAGGCTACAAGATTGTTGTTACGCCAGACTGCCACCATGCGACGGTAGATCAAAAAGAAATCCAAGAGATGATGCTTATTCTCAATACTCATGCCAAGTTAGACAAAGAGGCCACGTTTGAGAAGTCAAAGAAGTATGAAGATATGATGGAACGCCTTGATTATCTTTACGGTCATGACCGAATGATGAGTTTTAACAAGTTTGACATTCATCTTCTATCGCCAGAAGAGATGCGTGAGTCTATGGAAGGCAACGGTGGGTTTAGAGATGATATGTTTGTCAATAGCCTTGAGATTGCAGACAAGGTTGAGGACTATACTATCAGTCGCAATCTTAATCTTCTTCCTGCCGAACACCGCAACCCTGACGCAGAGATTAGAAAGTATGCAGAAGAGTTCCTAGAAGCCAATAATCTGCATACTAATCAAGAATATGTTGATCGCCTAGAAGAAGAGTTAGCGGTTATCAAGGAAAAGAATTTTGCTCCATACTTTATCGTTGTTCGTAACATGCTTAACTGGGCGAAGAAGAATGGCATCATGGTTGGTCCTGGTCGTGGATCATCAGCAGGATCTCTGTTGTGTTATGCACTAGGAATTACAGACATTGACCCCATCAAGCATGGGCTACTGTTCTTCCGATTTATTGATATTGACCGTGATGACTGGCCTGACATTGATAGTGATATTCAGGACAGTCGCCGTGAAGAGGTGAAGGATTATCTAGAAAAGCAATATCGCTACGTTGCCAGCATTGCCACCTTCCTTCAGTTCAAAGATAAGGGTGTTGTACGAGATGTTAGTCGCGCACTCAACATACCCCTTGCAGACGTAAATCGTGCTCTCAAGACGGTAGACACATGGGAAGAGTATCTAACCTCAAAGAACACTGCTTGGTTTAGGGAGAAGTACCCTGAGGTAGAAAAGTATGGCGATAAGATGCGTGGTCGTATCCGTGGTACAGGAGTACACGCAGCAGGCGTTGTAACGTCCAAGACACCCATTTCCAAGGTTGCTCCCATGGAGACACGCTCTGTTACTGGATCTACTGGGAGAATACCTGTAGTAGCCGTAGATATGGAAGAGGCGGCAGACATTGGGCTAATTAAGATCGATGCACTGGGTCTTAAGACCCTGACGGCAATCAATGATGCTATATCAATCATTGAAGAGCGTACAGGAAAGGAGGTTGATCTAGGGTCCATTGGTATGGAAGATAAGAACATCTATGCAATGCTTTCTGATGGATTTACCAAGGGGGTATTCCAGTGTGAAGCAACACCATACACGAACCTCCTAGTCAAGATGGGCGTAAGCAAGTTTGATGAATTGGTTGCATCTAATGCACTAGTCCGTCCTGGTGCTATGAACACCATTGGCAAGGATTATATTGCTCGCAAGCGTGGCAAGGAGATGGTTGTATATCCTCATCCAATAATGCAAGAGTTTACCTCAGATACATACGGTACAATTTTATATCAGGAGCAAGTTATGCTTGCCTGTACCAAACTTGGTGGTATGACTATGGGCGAAGCAAACAAGGTCCGTAAGATTATTGGCAAGAAGAAGGATGCGAAAGAGTTTGACGAATTCAAGGAGTTATTTATTCGGAACGCAACTGGGCCGCTTGGTGGGGCCGCTGCTGAAAAGATGTGGCACGATTTTGAAGCCCACGCAGGATACTCCTTTAATAAGTCTCATGCTGTCGCTTACTCAACGCTCTCGTACTGGACGGCATGGCTAAAGTATTATTATCCACTAGAGTTTATGTTTGCCCTTCTTAAGAATGAGAAGGACAAGGATGCTCGCACAGAGTATTTGATTGAGGCAAAGCGCATTGGTATTCCGTTGCGTCTACCACACATTAATGATTCTGATATTGATTTTAAGATTGAAGGGAAAGGTATTCGTTTTGGGTTGGCAGCAATTAAGTTCATTTCTGATAAGATCGCTTCAAGATATATTGAAGGAAGGCCATTTAACTCTTACAAGGAAGTTGAAGAGTATACATTTACCAAGGGAAATGGAGTAAACTCTAGAGCACTAAACGCTCTCAATGCCGTTGGAGCATTGACGTTCTCAGACAATCCAAGGGACGATGAGAAGGTCAGGGAGAATCTTTATGAATATCTAAATCTTCCAGAGTTTAGTAATGAGGTTCCACAACACTATCGCGCACACCTTAATTCCGTTGATGAGTTTGATGAGGATGGAGTATTTATCCTGATGGGCGTAGTAAGAGGAATCAAGCGAGGTAAAGGTTGGTCAAGAGTAGAAATACTAGACAACACAGGATCTATTGGAGTATTTGATGATGAAGACACTAAGATTGAGGCTGGCAAGACTTATATTATTCTTGTTGGATCTAACAGAGTCATGGAAGCGATTCCTGTCGAAAATATACAGGGTAGTGAGTCCACACTACTAAAGTTTCTTAACTATAGGCAGTTGCCATATAGCGAAAAAGAGCATTATGTGCTATCCTTTAAGCCTCGCGTAACGAAATCAGGTAAGAGGATGGCAAGCCTTGTCGTGGCAGACCACAACAGAGAACTGTATTCAGTAGTTGTATTTCCTACAGCCTTTGCTATTGCATACACAAGACTAGATGAGGGCAAGGCTTTTGAGATGGAATTTGGCAAGACAAAAGAAGGAGGGCTAACATTAAAGGAGGTAGTTCAAGCATGAAGTATTTACGAGATATGGATGATTTAGCGTTTACTCTTAACGCTAATGCACGGAGAAAGGGCTTCTGGGACGCAGATACAGAAGACAACAGGGTTATCTTTTATCTGAAGCAGTTGGCTATGGTTCATAGTGAGGTAAGCGAAACTCTTGAGGCTATTCGCAAGGAGATGGGAGATGATGTTGTAGTTGAAGAACTAGCAGACATTATTATTCGTGTCCTTGACCTATGGGCTGGTATGAGTACAGATCAATATACCAATCACTCATTAGCAAAGGCCATCAATGAAAAGATGGAGAAGAATGTTTCTCGTCCTAAGATGCATGGAGTGCTTGCTTAATGTCTGATGTTATGAGTGCAGAAGAAGTTCTGTCACAACTAAATCCAAAGTTGCGTAAGAGTATAACTACTGGAACTGGCATTGTGATTGAGAAGCAGCCAACTCCCTCATATGGTCTTAACAGGGCATTGGGGGGTGGATTGCCGTATGGTCGTCAGATTCTTATATGGGGATCAAAGTCCTCTGCTAAGTCATCTTTGTGCCTGCAAATGATTGGTATGGCTCAAAAGGAAGGAAAGGTTTGTGCATGGATAGATGCAGAAATGTCTTATTCAGAAGATTGGGCGAGAACTCTGGGGGTAGATCCAGACAACCTAATCTACTCTACGGCTCGCACTATAAACGATATGGTGGATGTTGGTACGGATCTTATGCAAGCAGGAGCAGATATCATTGTTGTGGATAGTATCTCTGCCCTTCTTCCAGCAGTCTACTTTGAGAAGGATAGCAATGAGTTAAAGCAACTAGAAAACACCAAGCAGATTGGTGCGGAGGCAAAGGATATGACCAATGCCGTAAAGATGCTTAACTATGCAAACAATAAAACAAAGCCAACGCTGTTGGTGCTTATCAGTCAGGCTCGCAATAACATTACTGCTATGTATACAAGCCAGCAACCAACAGGGGGCATGGCTACAAAGTTCTATTCTTCAACCATTATTAAGTTGTTCTCCTCTGAATCAGACAACCAGGCAATCAAAGGAAAGATTCATGTGGGAGATAAGATTATTGAAGAAAAAGTAGGAAGAAAGGTTAGATGGGATGTTCAGTTCAGCAAGACAAGCCCTGCGTTCCAAAGTGGGGAATATGATTTCTATTTCAGGGGAAACGATATTGGGATTGACAGTATCGCTGATTTGGTTGATACAGCAGAAATTCTTGGATTCATTGAACGAGCAGGAGCATGGTATACGGTCAATGGAGAAAGATTCCAAGGCAGGGACAAGTTGATTCTTGGAGTAAAAGAAGATCTTGATATTCAAGAGTCTCTTATCGACAAGGTTACTAATGCCTAAGTTTTCTATATATTCAGGAACATTTGTATGTCAAGAGTGTAAGAAAGAAGTATTACAGGCAAGGTTTTATATAAAATCATACGACCTAACATGGATGTGTCAAGAAAAACATCTATCCAAAGTCAATCTTTATGTTCGGGGCTACTAATGAGTGAGCGAGGAGAGGCAAAAAGAATGGGGGCAAGGCTTCATAAAAACTCAGGGAGGAACCAGAAGAAGGGTGACGCAACCTGGAATAATTATGTTGTCGATATAAAAGAATACTCTAAGTCCTTTTCTATATCTCAAGATGTTTGGGCTAAAGTGGTAACAGATCAAATGAAGGTAGACAAACAAAAATCTCCTGCACTTATACTTGTATTGGGAGAGGGAAGTCGCAAAACTAGGCTAGCCGTGATAGAATTGTCTGAACTAGAAAGGCTAATAGAAAATGACAACGACGATTGAACTCGTCAATGAGGTAGCAGAATTTACTGAGATCTCAGAACTAATGAATGACGATCAACTTACTGACGCACTTGGAGTCATTGTTAAGTTAATGATGAACCCAGATGTTCCTCCGCAAAAGGCAGTAGGTCTTATTGTGCAACTGGAGGCTTATGCAGCCAAGTTTAAGATGTTAGCGTCATACTATACAAATGTAAAGAAAGATGACAGAGCAAAGAAAAACCTATACTACTCCGCTAATGAGGCGGTACAAAGGTTGGTAGACAGCCTGAAGTATAGTGCTAAATTAGGGAGTTACTATGGCTAAGAATTTTTTGAAGCAAGTAATGGATAAGCAACCATCTGGTCCTATTGACACCAGGGAACTTATTAGTAAGATTGAAGAAGGATATACAGCAAATCGTGTGCCTGAGTTTAAGACTAAGAAATCATTTAGTCCATCAACAATCGTTTATGGAAATGGTGCCTGCCCACGATACTGGTATCTAGCATTTGAGGGTGCAGAGTTTGAAGATAATGCAGACGCTTACGCATCAGCAAATATGCAGAGTGGTATCGATGCCCACGCACGCATCCAGAGGGCTATTACAGACGCTGGAATTATGGTTGAGGAAGAGAAGAAGGTCATGATCTCCGATCCTCCCATTTTTGGCTTTGCTGACGGTATTCTACAATGGGGAGAGACACAGCCCATTCTTGAGATTAAGACAATGAGGGAAGAGTCTTATTCATATCGCAAGCACGCCAAGCCACCAAACTATCATCTCATGCAGTTGCTTATTTATATGAAGATATTGGGAAGAAGGTTAGGGGTTCTTCTTTATGAGAATAAGAATTCACACGAACTACATGCTATTACTGTAGAGGCAGATGAAGAGAAACTTGCATGGGTAGAGTATGCTTTTGATTGGATGAGAACGGTACGCAAGGCTTGGGAGGATAAGAAAATTCCAAAGAAGACCTATCGTGCAAACTCAAAGGTGTGCAAGACATGTCCAATTCAAAAGGCGTGCGCTTCCGCTGATAAGGGAGAATTGAAAATAGAACCCTTGGAGTACCTTGAGACATGAAAACTTGTTCTTGGTGTGCAAACGAATTTAATCCTTCAGTAAGTTATCAAATTTATTGTTCCCCAAGTTGTCGTCAAAATTCAACAAAACAAAAAATATATGAAAGATATCAAATTAATAAAATAAAAAACAAATCAAAAAATAAAAAAGTTTGTAGTGGAGGCTGCGGCACAGTAATTAGCATATACAACAAAAATGGATTCTGTCAAATATGCATGATAAATAAAAAAAAGGTACATAAAACTTTTAAAGAAATAAAAGGATTTTTTGAAAATGACAAAGACTAGGCTATCGGAGGTAGCAAAGATACAATCTCCTAAAAACTTTTGTGCAATCGATGCAAGCACACAAAGCATGGCGTTTGCCCACTTTGTTGATCACAAATTAAATAGTTGCGGGAAAATAGTATTTTCTGGAAACACTATATATGAAAAAATAGGAGATACCGCACATAAGGTAAGTTCATTTTTTAATGCATACCCAGTTGATGTTATTTTAATTGAAAAAACTATTTTTGCTAACAGCCCACAGGTAGCAGCAAATCTAGCATTGAGTCAGGGAGCACTGATAGGTGCAGCAAAGTTGGGGGGAGTCAAGAGTGTGTACGGGGTCACCCCAATAGCATGGCAGTCATTTATTGGAACTAGGCTGTTGACAACTGATGAAAAATCTCTTATTAGAAGGAAAACACCAGGAAGATCAAATTCCTGGTATAAAGCACAGGAAAGAGAAAAACGTAAGCAAAAAACTATATTCACAGTTAATAATGAATTTGATATAAATGTAGACGATAATGATATAGCAGACGCATGTGGTATAGGAATGTATGCGTTAAAAAACTGGATGAAAGTGGTTAAAGATGAGAAGTAAAGGATTGCATCTTTCTAAAGCATATATGGAAAAAAGATATATCCGTGATAAAAAAACTCCAGAGGCTATTGCGGAAGAGTGTGGAGTTAGCGTACAATTAATCTACCGCCAACTTAAGAAGTTTGGTTTAAAGAAATAGGAGAGTAAATGTCTGACATGGTAAATCATCCATCCCACTATACAAGCGATCCTAGTGGGGTTGAATGTATTGACATTGTTCGTCATAGGAACTATAATATAGGTAACGCCATTAAATATCTATGGCGTGCAGGACTAAAGAATGAAGACAAGCATATAGAGGATCTTAAGAAGGCGATCTTTTATATTACCGACGAGATCAAAAGGTTGGAGAACCATCATGGGTCGCAGGAAGAAAGTAGTTCCACCGCTAGCACATCTTTACCATCGTGAACCTACATTCACTACCCCCGAAGGCAGAACGCTAGAGCCTGGGGAAATTATAAAAATCAAAGGTGTCTGGGGAACTAAGTTTAAGTTTAAGGAATATGTGCGTCGCACAGACACGGGAACAGACTGGATTGACTGCTATGAACTAGAGCGTGGTCAAAACTGTGGTCACCGTTCCTTTAGGACAGATAGAATTAAGGTTCTCCCCAAAAAGCGAAGGAAGCGCAAAGAGACTCAGGTATAATAATGTTATGCCAGGGGAAAACCTAGCAAAAAATAAATACGTTCAGCAGTCTTTGTTTTCCAAAGAAAGGCCAAAGAGAAGATCCCCCAAGCGCAAAAAAGAAATAGCGCAAATGTTGGCAAACATAAAAGAAAAAAGTGGCTGCGTGGACTGTGGTGGAAAGTTCCCATATTACCTGCTTGACTTTGATCATGTAAGAGGAACAAAAGTAAGTAGCATATCTAGAATGCTAGACAAGCATCCACTAGAAGACATATTTAAAGAAATAGATAAATGTGAGATAGTTTGTGCTAATTGTCACAGAAATCGTACATTTCACAGGAAACATAATAGACAATTTTAGAATTTAAATATTGCATAATTGAGACAACTATGTTATGCTAGATATTGTTGCCGCCGCAAGGAGGAAACAGATGAAAACGAAACTGCTAGGAGGTATGCTGGGGATGGTGCTAACAATTACCATTGCTTCCCCCGTCATTGCCTCTGACACGGTGTATGCTAAGTCTGCACCAACTGCGACGGGAAAGGTCGTATACATCAGCCAGGAGCATAAGTCTGCTCGCTCCGCTGATGCTGACGATATGAAGGGCTACGAGCCATCTTTGTATCGCGGTAAATGGTTCGATTCTAAATGGGAAAATTCTCGTAAATGTATTATGAAGCGTGAATCCCGTTTTTCTTATCGGGCTGCCAATAAGTCATCCTCGGCAAGAGGAGCCTATCAATTCTTGGACTCTCAATGGAGAGATGGGCTTGTTTGGATGATGTTAAAGGAATCCAAGAAAACAAAAGATGGTTTGTCTGCTGAAATAAAGACTTTGTTTGATAAACCAATTCACAAGTGGTCAAGGTATTACCAAGATCGTGCTTTTTATACTGCTTGGCAAAACGGTAGCGGTAAGAAGCATTGGTATTATCCAGGCCACAACTGCTATTAAGGTGGCGGCAGGGTAGGAACCAAATCATTAGGTGGCAACATCCTACCCTGCTGCTATAATTATTCCCATGGAAACCGATATCGTATTGCATTTAGAAGAGGTAAACAAGATAGCCTCTGAGTATATCAAGGGCAATGATGAATCTACTATTGCCAAGCAACTTGATATACCTCGCAACAGAGTAGTAAAACTACTTAATGAGTGGCGGGGTATGGTATCTAACAATGAAGCCATTCGTGCTAGAGCAAAAGAGGCTCTTGCCAGTGCAGACCAGCATTATAATCAACTAATTAAAAAGGCTTATGAAGTTATTGAAGATGCAGATCTAGCAGCCAATCTTGGAGCAAAGACAAATGCTCTTAAACTCATTCTTGATATTGAAAATAAAAGAATGGATATGCTTCAGAAGGCTGGACTTCTTGAAAACAAAGAGTTGGCAGACCAATTACTTGAACAAGAAAGAAAGCAAGAAATCCTACTTGGCATCTTAAAAGATGTTGTTGGTGAATGTGATAAGTGTAAATATGAAGTTGCAAGAAGGCTTGCTGATTATGGTGGGGCAGACGAGGCAGTAACACTATGAGTTTAGACTTTGACGATTTTCTTAATGTTCTAGACGATGATCCTTTTGAAGAGTATCCCGTAGATATTACAACCTTTGTTACTTCAGAAGATTATTTAGGTCAGCCCCCTCTCTCAGAAATTCAATACACTTTGGTAGAAACCATGAGCCAGATATATCAGCAAAAGGATCTTGAAAGGTTTATGGAAAAAAATGAGGCCGCACAGCATTATAAAAAGTACACAAAGAACGAAGTTATTCTTCAATGTGGCAAGGGTAGTGGAAAAGATTTTACATCAACTGTGGGAACAGCATACCTAGTCTATAAACTATTGTGCTTAAAAGATCCTGCAAAGTATTTTGGTAAGCCAGCAGGGGATGCTATCGACCTCATTAACGTTGCCATCAACGCGCAGCAGGCCAAGAACGTATTCTTTAAGGGGTTTAAAACAAAGATTGAGCACTCCCCATGGTTTGCTGGAAAGTATGAATCGAAGGTAGATGCGGTAACATTTGATAAATCTATTACTGTTTACTCTGGTCACTCAGAACGAGAGAGCCATGAGGGTTTGAACCTTATGTTGGCGGTACTTGATGAGATCTCTGGCTTTGCACAAGAATCTGTTTCAGGAAATGAGAATGCTAAGACTGGCGACGCTATCTATAAGGCATTCCGCGCATCTGTTGACTCACGTTTTCCAGACTATGGAAAAGTAATTCTTCTATCATTCCCTAGATATAAGGGTGACTTTATTACCAAGAGATATGAGGATGTTATTGCAGAAAAAGAAACAGTGGTTCAAAGTCATGAGTTTATTCTTAACCCAGACCTTCCAGAAGATGAGGAAGGCAATAAGTTTAGTATCGAATGGGACGAGGACCATATTCTTGCCTACAAGATTCCTTATGTGTTTGCCATCAAGCGTCCCACATGGGAGGTAAACCCCACCAGAAAGATCGATGACTTTAAACTAGCATTCTATACAGATCCTGGAGATGCCCTCATGCGTTTTGCATGTATGCCAAACTTTGCGTCTGACGCATTCTTCAAGCAGCAGGATAAAGTACAGAGAGCAATGACTTTGAGGAATCCTTTAGATAATTTGAGAAGATTTGATGGAGCCTTTGAGCCTGATCCAGACAAAGTTTATTTTGTTCATGCTGACCTTGCACAGAAGCATGACAAGTGTGCTGTATCAATTAGCCATGTAGAAAAATGGGTAGAAATAAAGTCATTTAATGATTACGAGCAAATCGTTCCATTCGTTGTGGTAGATGCTATCGCCTGGTGGGAGCCTCGTAAGGAAGGTCCAGTAGATCTTAGCGAGGTAAAGAATTGGATTATTCATCTTAGAAGAATGGGATTCAATCTTGGGCTGGTGACCTTTGACCGTTGGCAATCTTTTGACATTCAGCAGGAACTAAAGGCGGTAGGAATTAAGACAGATACTTTGTCAGTAGCCAAGAAGCATTATGAGGATCTGGCTATGTTGATTTATGAAGAGCGTGTAGCACTGCCACACATTGACTTATTGTTTGAGGAAATGAGCGAACTAAAGATTGTATCTGATAAGAAAGTGGACCATCCAAGAAAGAAGTCAAAGGACTTGGCAGACGCTATGTGTGGATCAGTTTATAACGCTATCTCTCATACCCGCAGGGAGAGAAATCAAGAAATAGAAATTCATTCATGGAGTTCTGCAACTAAGAAAGAGCGTCAGGAACAAGAAAAGATTAAGAATCTTATTGAGCCACCCCCCGCTCCAAAAGAAGTAGAAGATTATTTGGCTGGATTGAACATGCTGTGAGCGAGGTAATGTGGAGAACGTTCTTGACAACTTTTGTTGTACTCGCTATAATTAGAGTCATACTAGAAAGGT